TGCCGATCGGCAGCTCGGTGATCTTGATGGTGGTACTGTTGACCACCTCGAGCTTGCCCGTGATCACGACCTGGCCGGTCTCGGAGTTGCGCACGACGGTGCCGCTGAAGCCGTTGAACCACGGCGTCAGACCGCCGTCCTTGAGCTTCTTGCCGTTGAGCACCTGAAGGCAGGCCTCGCGGACCTCGTCAGGGTTGTAGCTCATGATCAGGCACGCGTGGCCGGTGCCGGTGCCCTGCGCGCCGTTCACGAGAACCAGCGGCAGCAGCGGGGCGTAGGTCTTCGGCTCGATGCGGTCGCCATCCACCTCGTTGTACTCGAGGACGGCGTCGTCGGCCTTCGGGAAGAGGGCGCGGAACCAGGGCGAGAGCTTCGTCTCGATGTAGCGATGGGCAGCGGACTCCGCCGTCAGGCGCGAACCGAACTGGCCTTCCGGCACGAAGAGGTTGAGGTTGTTGGAGCCGGGGTAGTTGTTGGCCATGCCGACGATCGTCGAGGCCATGGAGCCGGTGCCGTGGTGGTAGTCGGTGGCGGCAGCGACGACTGAGGCGAGGCGCTCCACCTGGATCAGGCCGGCGTTCTCGCCGCGGGTCAGCGTGCCGTAGATGGCCTTGCGGTGCGCGGGCTTGAGGCCGTCGGTCAGCTTCGGGATCGACCGTACGTTGTCGTACAGCGAGAACTCCTTGAACGCCGTGTCGAAGAAGTACCGCATGGGAATGCGGCGGGCGTTCACGGGACCAGAGACTGCAGGGGCGGTAGGTTTCTTCATGTGGCTATTGTATCACATCCTGAGCGGAAGTGTGTAACATGAGCGGGCTGTTACCAGCTCTCGTAGCTCGTTACATCCTCGGAGAGGATCTCGTCTCCGAGCTTCACGGTGGCGGTCACAGTCACGCCGATGCCGGACTTCCGGCTGAAGACGATGGCGAAGTCAGCACCCTTCTTGACGAGGCGCTGCACCTTCCGGGACTTGAGCCACTCGATGACTGCCCGCTCCTCAGAGCTCGCGAGGAGGAAGAAGTCATCGGGGTTGACGTTGCTCATGCAGGCAGCTCGGAGAGCTTCTTGCCGGTGTTGACGAGCTGCTCGCCCGGCCGGCCAGCGAAGTGCACCGTGTCGTTGAGCACCGCGAAGCGGTAGCCCAGCTGCATGCACAGCGTGTAGAGGTGGTCCGCCGTCTGCTGCGTGGTCGGGTTGAGGACCTCGTGCCGCTTTGGCTTGAACGTCTCGTAGTACACGCGGCCTTGAGCCAGATCGAGCGCCTTAAACGCCTTCTCCAATTGATCCTTAGCCTCGTGAAGCTGTAGCTCGGCGGACTTGAGTGCCTGTTGAGCCAGCTGAAGCCCAGTGTCCTTGTTAGGATCGAGTTCGACCATGTGTTCCTCTCTTGGTTGTGGCTTACACCGCCTCGGCGATGAAGTCCTCGAAGTTGCCGGCCGGCGTCTCCAGCCACTTCTTGCGGTCGTCGGCGCGTTCACCGTTGAAGGCGAGGTCGATGGCCTGCTTGTCCTCGTCACCGTCAACGGTCACCTGGAACAGGTACTTGTCCAGGTTCTCCATGTACGGCACGAAGTCGGGGGTCTTGGTAGTGCCGAGGCCCTTGAAGTAGCGGTGGCTCCAGCCCTTGGTGCGAGCACCTTCGGACTTGGCCCATTCCTTGAACTCGCGCTCGGTGAAGAACTCGAGGACGGTCTTGTCCTTGAGGTAGACCTTCACGGTCGGCGTGCGGAGGATGTGGACGAAGCCCATCTTGAACAGCTCCGGCCAGAAGGTGTCGAAGAGGTTCATGAGCAGGCCGGCGATGTGCGAGCCGTCCACGTCGGCGTCGTTCGCGAAGGCGACCTTGCCGAAGTTGAGGTCGTGGAGGGACTTGACCGGCACGCCGATCTGCAGGCCCAGGATCGTGAGGATCTTCTGGATCTCGTTCGGCTCCGTCTTCTTGCCTTCCTTCTCGCGCTCCTTCTTCTTGTCCAGACCGAGCACTCGAGCGATGTCCTTCTCGCGAACGTTCAGCGGCTTGCCCTTCAGCGGGAAGGTGCCGATGAGCGGGTTCTTGCCGCGGGCCGCGAAGAGGGACTTGGCAGCGGAGTCACCCTCGGCGAGGAAGAGGATGCACTCATGGCGCTTGTGCTTCTCGAGAGCGTCGGCGAACTTGTCCACGCGACGGTAGTTCGTCTGCACGACGTCCTTGTTCGCCTTGCGGAGGTCGGCCATCAGCGCGGCCTGCTCCTTCGCAGCGACCCAGTCGAGGATCGCCTTGACGATCTCGGTCTTGAGCAGCTTGGCGATGAACTTCTCAGGCACCGTCCAGGTGCGGCCGAAGGCGCTGGGCTCGGTGATGAGCTCGTCCTTGGTCTGGCTCGAGTAGCGCGGGTTGACGATCGTCGCGTCCACGAAGAGGTGCATGTGGTTGCGAACGTCGGCTGGCTTGACCTCGACCTTGTGCTTCTTCTTGATGTGCTCGCGAACCGCGTCGACGATCTGGTTCACCACGTAGGTGATGTGCGAACCACCGGTCTTGGTGCGGCTCGTGTTCACGAAGCTGGTGTGGATGAAGCCGTCGTCGGACTTGGCCACGCCGACCTTGAAGCTGTCGCCGTCGTCGAAGACGTACTCACCGTTCGGGCCGGTGAACATCTCGATGTAGTCCTTGAACGACCGCGTCATCACGCGGGTGCCGTTGAAGTAGACCTTGAGGTGCGTGTTGGTGGCTGCCACCTCGTAGACCCGAGCGAGCAGCATGTTCATGTTGTCGCCGTCGATGCCGGACATGCCCAGCTTCTCGAAGTCGGGAATGTACGTGATGCGGGTGTAGCCCTTGTCGCCCTTGGCCGGCTCGACCTTCGCTGCGGGACGGTGCTGCGAGTTCTCGCTGAACGTCATCAGGAAGCGGTTCTTGCCGTCGCAGGTCTCGACGCGGAACTTGGTCGAGAAGATGCAGGTGAGCGCGGCACCTTCACCGTTCTGGCCGGTGAGGGTCTGCTCCTCGCTGTCGTCGAAGTTCGTGCCAGCGCGGAGCTCGAAGATCATCTCCGGCACCCACTGGTCGTACTCCTTGTGCTTCACGACGGGGATGCCGCCGTTGTCGTAGACCGTGATCTCGCCCTTGGCCTGGTCCACCTCGACGCGGATGGTGTCGAGGTGCTTGCCTTCGGGCCGCTTCGAGTGGTCAGCCGAGTTGCTGATGACCTCGTCGAAGAGCTTGAGGAAGCCGGGGTTGTACGTGTACTGGCCCTTGACCATCGACACGTCCGTGGCGGACTTGACGTTCGGCACGAACTCGACGGCGGTGTGGGGCTTGATGGAACCGATGTAGCGACCGGGGCGGAGGAGGACATGATCTACCTCACTCAACTTCACGAAACGCTGTTCGATCGTTTTTGCCATGTAAATATCCGTAAGTTATCGGAGGTGTAGCAGAGATGAACTACCACAGATGCTATGATGCTATTGTATCACAAGCCCGTGCTCGGTATGTAACAAACGGTGACAGTTACACGGGTAGGTTGGAGAAGCACCACATTATCCCTGCCTCCCTTGGAGGAACAAACGCTGCTGAGAACCTCGTGAGTGTAACACCTCGAGAGCACTTCCTGCTGCACCTGCTGCTCGTGAAGATGCATTCAGGCGTGGCACGAGGCAAGATGATCGCCGCCCTGAACCTCATGATCAGGAACACAAACAAGAGACTAGGCCGAGCACATGTAACCAATCGCCGCTATGACGCAAGTCGCTTCTGGAAAACAGCGAAGTTCAGTGACGAGCACCGTCGCAAGATCAGTGAGGCCGCGAAGAGGCGGGATCCTGCAACAAGGAAACAGACGCCTGAGGCCAACGAGAAGAGGGCTTCAGCATTGCGAGGTATCAAGAAGGATCCTGCTGCGGTGAAGAAGCATGCCGATGCCCAGCGGGGCCAAAAGAGGGGATCATGGGGTGTTCACACTGACGAGACGAAGGCAAAGATCAGCGCGGTGCATGCAGGAAAGCCCAAGTCAGAGCAGCATCGCAAGAAGATCAGCGAAGCGCAGATTGGTAAGAAGCGGCCCACTTGGACACCTGAGAGGCGAGCAAAATTTGCTGCCACTATAGCAGCAAGATCTACATGATCACCTTGCGCGTGCAGGTGGCAAGGATGATGCGACCGTCGGCCAGAGCAGCACGGTTCAGCTCCTTCGCTTCCTCGCAGGCCTTCTGCGTGCCGTACTCGGTCACGATGGAGACCATCGCGCGGTTCTGCGTCGTGGTGGACAGCGTGATGACCATCGTCAAAATGAACGCGTTCACTGCTTCTCCTTCTTGGGCTTGCGTTCTCGCTCGTTGAACCACTGCGAGCAGAGGTCGTCGGTGAGCGAGTTCAGGTGGTCCGTCAGCGGCTCGACTGGCCGAACACCTGCCAGGAAGAAGACCTTCGTCTTCCCCGTGGCAGTCTGAGTGAGGGTGATGGTGGTTCCCTCGCCGTGCTCGATCGAGAACGAGTACGCCTCGGTGTGCAGGCGAGGGTAGCTCATCACAGGCGCGTCAGGCCGCCGAGCAGCAGGCCGCCGTCGATCTTCAGCTTGACGTACTTCGTGCCCGGGTTCAGCGTGGCCAGGCGCGTCAGCTCGGCGTCCACCGAGGCCTGCGTGGTGTGCACGGCCGGCTTCGAGCCGAACAGCAGCGCTTCCTCGCCCTGCACCACCGCGACCTTCGCGATCACCCAGCCGCGGGCACGGATGCCGTCCGCCAGCGTCGAGGCGTGCGAGCGCTGCGTCACCGCAGCCGGAGCAGCCGGCGTGGCTGCAACGTACGGGGCGACCGACGTTTCCATCTTGAAGTACGGGTGGGCCATGGCCTGGCGCTGCAGCTGCGTCTTGCTGAACGAGCGGCCGTTCAGCGTCAGGTACGTGCCCGACGTGGTCGCCGAGCCATGCATGCGCTGCGGCGTGCCCGAGCGCTTGGTCGAGTAGACCTCGCCCTTGCCATCCATGTAGTAGCCCTTCATCAGGGTCTCGACGCGTTCCAGCGGGAACAGGTGTTGCGAACCGAATTGCATGGTGTTTCCTTCAGCTGTTTTCGTTGAGGTTGTACGCTTCTTCCCACGCGCCGTTCTCGTAGCCGCCAGACCACAGCAGCTGAACGTGCGAGCGCGCTTCTTCTTCCGTCATGCCACCCTTCACCATGGCGTCCATCGCGCGGTGAGCCAACTCGTAGTACGCGGTGTCTTCAGCCTGCGAGTTCTTCCAGAAGGTGGAAAGCCAGCACCGACGGGGAGGAGGGTTTTTGTTGCGCATGTTGGCATTCTACACAGGTGGGCCAGGATGTACACAGCGAAGATGTAACAGCCTGTACCACCAGGTGAAATGTTACGCGGAGGTCAGGCGGTACTGCTTGATGTGCGAGCAGAACTGGCCCTCAGGGTGGGTGACGTCGTAGCGGCACTCGCGCATCGCACCTGAGGCGCCCTCGTAGGTGTGCACCCAGTAGGCAGGCCGGGCTTCCACGCCGTACTCGCCCGGTGGCACGAAGTTGTCCACGAACTTCACGTCCCAGTACTCGCGCGGGACGATGACACCGCAGGCCGTGGCCATGCCGTTCATCGACTGCTCGTCCTCGTAGAAGATGGCCGCCGGCAGGTTCAGCGCTGAGTTGATGCGGGACAGCTCCGCCCAGCAGTCGACCACGCCCTTGTGGTTGCCGGCGTCGCAGATGATGATCGTCTTGTCGAACATGGCCCAGGCATCGAAGGCCACGCGCTCCATCGTGTTGATCTTGAACTGGGACAGCTCGCTCACGACGTGGGCAGTCTGCAACCCCTTCTGCAGGTGGTTCAGGTACAGACCGGCGACGAACGTGTAGAGGCGGTACTCACGAGAAGATGACATGCGCGCTCCAATCAGGCATTAGTACGAAGATAGCGCGCAGCGGCGCGCTCGTATGCCATTGTAGCCTAGGGACGCGCAGGAGTAAACCCCTCAACGCAGGTTGAGGGGTTACATGTCACCAGGTGGTTTAGGTCAGGCGACCAGTGGCGTTGCAGACAGGGCAGTCGTGGCCGCCGTCGCCAGGCTCGGTGATCTGGACGGGGCGGCTCTTTGCCAGCTCCATCTGGTACACGCGATCACGCAGGCTGCTCGATGAGAAGGAGTGGCGCCGACGGTTGAAGTAGAACTCCATGCTGTCGATGTCGTGACCGGTGAAGTCCTTGCCCTGGTACTCCTCACCGAGAATGCGCACGTCGATCGGGTACGCGAGCAGAACGTCGCGCAGCTCCGCCTCGGTGGCGTAGACGACGATCTCGTCCACGAACCGACACGACTTCACCTGCGTGTAGCGCTCGAAGACCGACTGGACCGGCTTGTTCTTGAACGGGCGGTCGATCGTTGGGTCGGTCTGCAGGCCGACGATGAGGTAGTCGCACTGGCGCTTCGCCTCCTCCAGCATCAGGATGTGTCCTGCGTGGAAGAGGTCGAAGGTCGAGCAGGTGAAGCCGATGCGGCCCTTGCTCTTGTCGCTCATACGAGGCCCTGCCGCACGCGTTTGTTGCGCCACTCAACGCCGGCGGTCAGCGTTTCGATCGCCTTCTCGAGGTTGTCGCCTGGCACCTGCGCGTCGAAGGTGGTCACGTTGGACCAGTGGCGCTCCTCACCGGTGATGGAGAGCAGGCGGTCGGTGTGCGCCGCGATGATCTTCGGCAGCTGCTGCGCTGCCTTCTCGAGGGCGAGCTGGCTGAACGTGCGTGAGTGAATGCCGTTCGGAACCGAGGCGCCATTGACCAGCTGCATCACGTCCTTCTCGGTGCGCGCGTTCAGGCGCTGGATGCGCAGGCTCTCGATGACGTGCACGTAGACCTTGAAGACGTCCCAGCCGTTCTCGCGGCACTTCTGCTCGTAGATGGCGAGCCCCTGTGGCTCGAGCACGATGATCGGCGGCCGCTCAGCGCGCATCTTGCCTTCCATCTCCAGGTTGGTCACACCGTAGCGGGTGCCGCGAAAGGTGATCAGCTCGAAGAAGTTCTCGTCGGCCTCCAGCTTCTGCGAGTGCTCCTGCGAGATGAAGTAGTAGTCGACGCCTTCGCGCTCGCCTTCACGCATTGGGCGAGTGGTCGTGCTAACGATGCGGTCGACGAGACCGCGCTCCTCCAGCGCGTTGAGCAGGTAGGACTTGCCGCTGCACGTCGGTGCCGTGAGCGTGATGAGGGTTGGTCGTTCAAACTTGAGCATCGCTCTTCTCCTTGAGGAACTTGCGGACTGAGGCCAGGGCGGATGAAATGGCGGCGTGCATGTCGAGGTAGGCGTACTGGCCGCAACGGCCGATGAAGGTGACGTCAGGAAGCGCGTCGGCCTTCTCCTTGTACTGCTTGTAGAGCTCACGGTTCGGGTCGTTGACGTCAGCGCTCTTCACCGGGTAGTAGCGCTCCATGTCGTTGAGGCGGTAGTCGCAGGGCTCCTCAAACGTCAGCGTCGTCCAGAACTCGTTGCCGCCATGGGCTGGGAACTTCTTCCACTCGGTGACGCGCGTGTGCGGACCTGAGTGAGTGAAGTTCAGCACCGGCGAGGGCAGCACGCTCGGCATCGGCAGCGAAACGACATGCATCTTTACCGAGCGCCATGGCAGCTCACCCAGCTCGCACTTGAAGTACTCGTCGATCGGCTGAGCGGTGAAGACGTGGTCGAACTCCTTACCCAGCACGTAGCCGTTGCGCCACACCCGACCGTCCTCATACACGCTGTCAAGCCGCACCGTGATGTTGGGGTGGTCGAAGATGCGGTTGAAGATGGCGGTGTAGCCGTCGGCCGGCATGTACTGGTGCTTGTCCTTCGGAAAGTACAGGTGGCTGCCGCTCTCCACGTTCGTCGGAATGCGGGCGGCGACCGATGCCGGCAGCTGCTCCAGCTCCAGGCCCCACATCTTGCGGGTGTAGGGAGCGAAGAAGAGGTCGCACAGCTCCTTGCCGACGCTGTTTTCGACGTGCTCGCGGCTGTTGGTCACCGGGTCGTGGTGTTCCACCTTCGTCTCGAGGAAGGCCGCATGTGCGCCCCGCTTCACGTAGGGCTGGTACTCGTCATCGACGTCGACCCACTTCTCGTTCTCCTCCAGCCAGTCCTCGAACTCCATGTCGAAGACCTCCTCGATGGTGGCTGGGTTGATGGGCAGTGGCACGGTCACGTCGTTGAAGTCATCGCCCAGCTGCGCGCGAACGTAGTGCTGGTACGGCACCCAGTCGGTGAAGCGCGACACCCACTCGTGCACCTCGTCGTTCGACGTGTGCCAGATGTGGGGACCGTACTTGTGCACGCGGATACCGTGCTCGTTCACGTAGTCGTACGCGTTGCCACCAACGTGGTTGCGCTTGTCGATGACCGTGACCTCATGGCCGGCCTCAGCCAACTCACGAGCAACCACTGCGCCGGCGAAGCCGGCTCCTACAACGAGCACCCTCATTGGAGAACCTCCATGATCTTCATCTTGTTGGCGGTGTACCACAGCCCACCCTGGCTCGCCGGCCGCTGGTGCGACGTGTAGCCGCTGAACTTCACCTTTGCCCAGACCCGCCCCTTCTTGCTCAGGTGCGGCGCTTCCTGCTTCGAGCAGATGTGCCAGCCCGGGCGGTGCGCGTAGCCCTTCGTCGGGTGATCCTCGGCCTGGTACTCAACGCCGACCTCCAGCCGCTGCGAGCGGTTGATGAAGAGGGGACCGAGCGAGCCGTCAGCCCGCTGCGTGAAGAGCTTGTAGCCGATCATTTCGGCGCCACCAGTGCAGCGAGCAGCTCTGCTTCCTGCACGCTCTTGTCGAGCGGATGAATGGTGTGCAGGAAGTCGGTCTGCGCCTGAGCGATCTCACGTAGCTCCATGTCAGTGGCCTCGACGATATCGGCAGCCTTCAGACCGTAGAACGGGTAGTCGTTGCCGTAGTAGACGCGCAGCTCCTTGTCGTCGCCCAGCAGGATCGAGCTGGCGGCGGCGCACTGCAGCGGGCGAGCCCGCCACCAACCCGAGCCAGCGTGCTCGTAGCCCGGCATCAGGCAGCCCCAGTCGCGGGTGATGACCTCGACCATCTGATCCTCTGTCAGGCGCTTCTGCGTCTCGGCCTTTGAGCCGTAGAGGTCCACTGCCCAGCCACCGATCGTGCCCTGCTCATCGTCCTTCGGGTTGCCGGTGTAGCCCTGCTTCTTGAGCCACTTCTGCGTCTTCGACTGCACGAGGCTGGCGAAGTTGAAGCGGCGCTCCTTCTCAGGACGAGGACCGACTGTGTAGGAGAGCGGCGACGGCTTCCATGTCGGATCTTCATCGCCCTCGTGGCCGATATCGCCCCACATGCGGTTGCGGTGGTAGGGGTTCGGGTTGTACACGAACAGGCGGTTGCGTGGGTAGTCGATCTTGTCGAACAGCAGGTGCGGACCATACGTCTCATTGTCACCGAGGTGCTCGGTGCGGAAGGCGCTGATGAGCATGCGGTTCTTCTTGGCGGTGATCACACTCAGCGCCTGCATGAACTGCTTCTCGTACGGCTTGACTTCCTCGAGCGTCTTCTTGTTGACGTCGAGAATGAACTGCGCGAACAGCTCGTCAGGTTTGCCATCGCACTTGGCCACGCCCTTGAAGAGGTCGGGCACCTGCCAGTCGTCGAAGGCGAGGATGCAGTCGGGGCGCTGCGAGATGGCCCACAGGCCCTCGTAGACGGTCGTCGCCACCAGCTGGCGCGGGCCGGCGATGAACACGATGATCTCGTCGTAGCCGCTCAGGTCCTCTCCGATGGTGACCTGTCGCTGGTCCACCTCGTAGCCCATGTCCATCAGGCAGTTGACAAGCGAGTAGTGCGACGGCACAACCTTCAGCTGCTGCCGAAGGTAGAACTTGCGCGTGCATTGATTTTTATTGAAGCCGGTAATGAGGATCTTCATACGTTCTCGTAGGCGGAAAGACACATGTCGTCAAGCGTCTTGGTCAATCGGATGTGAGGATACTGGTTGGCGCATACCATGGAGGCAACGTCACCGGGTCTACGTGAAGCCATTGTAACTCGAAAGTCGACCCCCGTGACGCGTTTCATTGATTGGACTACCTCGAGGACGGTCGAGCCGCTTCCTGACCCAAGTCCCTCATGGGGCGTGTTTGCTGGACCTACATCAATCGCATTCGCGATGGAGGCAGCCAGGTCCTCAACGTGAATGTAGTCACGAATCGCCGTGCCGTCCCGAGTTTCCCAGTCCGAGCCCATAACGGTGAGCTCTGGAATCTTTCCGGCGGCGGCCATCGCGGCGCGGCGAATGAGGTGGGTTGGGACACCGGTCGGGTTGATGCCCTTCTTCAGGCCGCTCACGTTGAAGTAGCGGAAGATCGTGTAGCCGCCGATGGTGGCGTGGTCCGCGTCAGCCGCCTCGCGCACGATCGTCTCGCAGGCGACCTTCGAGTGCGCGTAGGCGTTGGCAGGATCGAAGGCGGTGCCGGTCGATGCCAGGATGAAGTGTGGCGTCTCGAACTTCTCGATCACCGCGGTGGTGCTGTTGATGTTGTTGTCCCAGTAGCTGAGCGGCTTGCGCACGCTCTCGGCCACGTCGATGTAGGCCGCGAGGTGCACGATCGCGTCAAACATGCGCTCTTCGCCCGGCAGACGCAGCTGGTAGTCCTGCAGCGAGCTCAACCGCACCATCGCCCGCTTCGACACGTAGTCGAGGTTGGGACTCTTTTCATTCTGATCGATCACGAAGACCTTGTGTCCTCGCTCCTTCAGCTCATCTACGAGGTGGGCGCCGATGTAGCCCAACCCGCCCGTCACCATCACGTTCTTCATGCTGTCTCCTTCACCCGAAACCCGGGCCCGAGTTACTTATGCCATTGTACCCGGAAGTGGCCGGCTTTGGCCGGACTTTTTATAGGTCGAGCAGCTGTTGCAGGTGACCAAGGAGCGGGTAGGGCTCCTTCGAGTGAAAGCGCTTCCACGCCTGTGGGTGGAAGACCTTTAGGTGCGGCTTTCCGTGCTCCTCCAGCCACTTCGAGGCATTGCCGCCCAGCGCGATGATGGTGTGCTTTCCCCAACCCTCAAGCAGCTTTGGGTCGGTGGGCACGCCGTTTAGGTCGGCGCTGTTGAGCCAGAGAACGTCGTTCTCATGCACCCCCAGCTCTTCCAGCTGCTTGTTTAGCCAGAGGCTGGAGTTCTTCGTGCTGTAGAACGGCGTGTGGTGATGGTTGGCTGGCAGCTTCTTGGCGCCGTTGCCTGGTCGGTCACCCACCAGGATCACGCGCATCTGCTTCCAGCGCTTTCCGGCCTGCGCGGCCAGGTAGTTCTGCTTGCGCAGCACGAGAGAGCGACAGATGCCTTGCTGCAGCTTGTGCGGCAGCTTGTCAAAGGCCGCGCCAAAGGTAGATGCTACCATCGAATGATCTCCTCTTGGACCGACGGGTCAAGCTGGAGGAGGTGCAGCTTCTCCTTCAGCTCTTCATCGTCGTTCACATACGTGAACTTGTTAGGTGAGAGAACGTGATCGGGATCTGCGTGCTCGTAGATGAAGGTGATGTAGCCAAACGCGCGAGCTCGCGCAAACGCCGTAGCTGGCGAGCTCGGGTTGCTGATCACCACCACCTTCATGCCAGTGCTTCGTGAAGGATCCAGTCCTTGGGCTTGAAGCCGCCGACCGCCTGGTCGGTGACGCAGATCATGCGCTTGTCGCGGATGTTGGACTTCGCGAAGGCCTCCATGAAGCGCATCTGCTCCTCAGCCCGCTTCTGGATTGGACCCAGGCTCTCGCCGTCGTCGACGAAGTGGGTTGAAACGTCGAAGTCCTCCCACAGAAGGATGAGGCGCACGTTGTCCGTGTCAGCCAGTCCCGTGTCCAGCTCCTGCTGAAAGACGTAGTCACCGCTGTAGCCACGGTACATGGGCGCGTACACGGCCTCGCCGATGTGCCAGCGATCGAAGATGAGGCGTGCGCCGCTTTTGGCGAGCAGCATCGAGTTCAGAAAGCCGGCGCGCTGGTAGTGGAACGACTGCAGCGACTGCGGTGGAACGCCGCTCACGGCAGCGGCGCCCTCGTAGGCAGCGAGGCGCTGCGGCTTGCTGAAGTGGATCACCTCGTAGTAGCCGAGGCGGTTGCGGATGCCCTCGATGAGGGTCGACTTGCCGAGGCGGTCAAGCCCCTCGATTGCGTACACGTACTTCGACATCAGACCTCCAACGTGATGAACTGCGAGCCGTCTGTCTCGTATTCTACCAACCCGTGCTCGTCTTCGATCGTCACCTGGAGGTTGACGTTGTCGGAGGCATCCTGCATGAAGTCGTCGCCGAACTCATCCTCGATCAACCCGATGAGCTCGAAGGCCGCCTGCGAGTAGGGAGTGCCTGTACCGAGCCGGCAGTTGTAGACGAGAGCCATCACCAGCTCGAGCTGCTCGTCGGTGAGGTTGAGCGTGTTGGAGCCGGTTCCGAGACCGTTCGTGCTCGGTGCGCTTGGCTGTGGGCGGCTTACGATGGTCATGCTGTGAACCCTACCTTTCGTCGTGGGCTGCCGCCGTGCGGCTGTGAAGCGAAGATCTGGGCGAGCGTGAGCTCAGCACCATCAACCAGCTCGCGCTTGTCACCGACCTCATCGAGGACGGCCTGAGCCTCCTTGCGCGTGAGCGCGCGGAACTGCAGCACGTCGAAGCAGCGGCCTGGTCGAAGCAGCGCCTCGTCGATTGACGCGATGCTGGGAAGGTTGGTCGAGAAGATGATCTTCTTGCCGGTGGTGGAGATGAGACCGTCGGAGAGGTTCAGGAAGCGGTGCATCATCGTGTTGCCGTCCTCGCGGCTTTCGAGGAACGCGTCGGCGTCCTCCATCACGAGGATGTCCTTGTCGCTGTCCATGAAGGTGGCGAAGAAGTCGTCGCCGCCCAGCACCTTCTCATCGAAGGCCACCATCGCGTCGCCGCCGGACCGCTTGATGATGTTCTTGATGAGCGTGCTCTTGCCCGTTCCAGGCGGACCGATGAGGATCAGCACGCAGGCCTCGCTGTCAAGGTACTTGTCGATGTACTCGGTGTACGGCTCTCCGATCCATGGGTAGGCCGCGTTGATGCCGGCCCTGTAGTTGAGCGGCACGTCGATGGTGTGGCCGTTGACGTTGTACACCCATTGCACGAGGTTCTCGGCCTTGGAGAAACGGGAGGCCAGCAGCTTGAGCTCGTCGTCGACCCACTCGGGATTGCCGGTAAGGGTGACGGTGATCTTCTTGTTCGACGACGCGATCTTCATGAAGCCGAACTCGGTCGGGATCAGAACGAGGCGCGAGGTCAGGAACGAGAAGGAGGGGAAGCTGCGCTCGCGCACCCAGTCCGCGAGGTTGAAACTGACTGGCGTCAGCCACGTGGTCTCGCTCTCAAGGGTGCGCTTGCCGTCGAGGTGGCGCTTGCGCAGGAAGTCGGCGTAGATCCACTCCTCGGTGCCGTAGGTGCCGAACACCACCTCATTCCGAGGCACCTCGGGAGGGCAGAACTTCTCGAGATCTTCCATTGCGTTTTCGTAGGGACGTCGGATTTTCACTGCGTTGCTTCGCTTTCGTCTGTGCCGCTTCGGCTTTCGAGGCCTTGGAGCGAAGATCGATAGTCCCATTTTACTCTACCAGGTCCTTCAGGGATGACTTGAAGGAGGTTAGAAACTCATCGGCCCATTCGTTGTTCTTCGTCCAGAGCCGCTGGATCGCCGTGTCCAGCATGTACGTCACGGCGTGGTCCTCTTTCGACCTGACCGATCGACCTGCACCCTGCACGACCTTCATGAGCGTGATGAGCGAGTAGATGTCTGGGTAGACGTTGAGGATGTGCTCAATCCTTCGGTCTCCGAGGGAACCGAACGGCGCCTTCACGATGACCTGGTACCGGCTCAGGTCACCAGGCAGGTCGATGCCCTCGAAGCCGGACGGCGTGAGGATGACCGCAGGTCCGCCCTCGTAGTCCTTGAAGTCATCGAGAAGCTCAGCCAGCTTCTGTCCACGCACCTGCTCGAAGACGCGGAGGCCAGGGATCTTCACTCCTCGCAGCGTCTCAGCGATGGACTGCACGACGTTGAAGGAGGGGCAGAGCACGATGCCGCGCTCGCCGGCCTTGGTGTGGTGCTCCACGATCTGCCAGACGTTGGCGCAGAGCCGCTTGACCACCTCAGGGTCTTTCATTGTGGTGTAGTTGAGCGTCTGCGGCTTCAGGAACACCACCTTCTTGTTCTCGGGCGGAAACTGCGGGGCAAGGCGAATGTGCTTCGTGGTGCCAGGCAGCGTCATCGTCCGCTTCATGTAGCTCTCGGTGACGGTGGCGGACATGAAGAGGTTGTGCTCGGCGTTGTGGAGGCACTCGAACATCTCACCCACGAAGATGGGCTTGACGGTGACCTCGTGCTCGTTCTGCTGCTTCTTGAGGTCCTTCGGCTTGTACTCGAAGACGTGTGGGTACTCGAAGAGGAACAGGTCGTCGATCTTGCACGCGAGGTCGTGGTACTTCTTGGAGGCGCGGTTCAGCTTCAGGTACTTGGAGTGGTTGCGCACGTTGCGGTCGGCTCGGGCCTTGAGCGCATCTGACACGCCGTTGTACAGGTCCTGCAGCTTCTTGAGGTAGTCCTGGTACGTCTTCTCGTTGATCTTGCCCTGCACCAGGTCGCGCTTGATCACGTGAAAGCCGCCCTGCCCGTCCAGCAGCTCAGCCGTTTCCATCTCGAACTGCGTCAGCCGCTTCTCGGAGAAGTAGATGGCGTTGTGCTCCACGAACAGGTCGTTCAGCAGGTGCGCCTCGTCGAAGATGCACACCGAGCGCTTCTCCATCGGGTGCGTCGCGTACATGCGGTCGATGAAGTAGTACGAGTAGTTCGTGATGAGGTGGCGCGTGCGGTTGCGCATTGCCCGCGACCACTTGTACTCGCACTTCTCGCAGTACTTGTCGAGGATGTCCTGCATGCCCTGCTTCTTGAAGAGCATGATCGCGCAGCTGTCAGCCCGTGCCGGCTCCTCGTCGGTGGAGAGGGCCGCGCAGTCGTAGTTGGATGCGCCCTTCACAACAAGGAAGCGGCCGTCCCACGGCTGGCCATCCTCCTGGCCGAAGGCGTCGTCGTACTGCTGCGCCAGCACGTTCGTGGCGGTCAGCATGAAGGAGGCGTGCGCTGGGTCGTCTGGGTACTTGATCGAGTGAATGACGTCAGCGACGACGGCCCCGATGATCGACTTGCCCGTACCAGTTGGTGCTGAGAGCACCACGTTGGTGAACCCCTCGTCGAGGAAGGCCTCGATCACCTGGTTGCAGTGCTCGACCTGGTTGTCGCGGGGCTTGAACCCCAGGCGCTCGTACGCCTCGTTGATCTGCTTCTCGTAGCGCATTTGGTTCCTTCAGGAGGTCCGCTAGAATCTCCGCATCAATCTGGGCTGCGAGGTCCTCGACGGCCCGGTCGATCAGCTCCTGCTGATCGAAGTCGGCGTGCTTGTGAAACGTTCGGCAGCGCTCGCACCAGTGGTGCTTTCCAACGGTGCGAAGCTCTGCCATCTGTCAGTCGTCGTGCGGCAGGCCGAAGATGTCGTGCGACGCGTCGTGGTCCTCAGCGAAGCAGAACTTGATGAGCGTCTGCCAGTACGGCGACAGCTGCTTGAAGGGCTCGAGGTTGTCGAAGTCAAACTCGGGGTTCATGCCCTCGGTCACCCACACAGCGTTGACGCCCAGCAGGTTGAGAAGGGTCTTCTCATCGAAGACGTCCATCTTGATCATGGACACGTCCACGGCGCGCTCGTCCTTGATGATCTTGCCGGCCATCTCGAAGTGGCGATCGTAGATGTGCATCGAGCCGGCGTTGTGGAAGTAGTAGCCGACGTCCAGGTTCGGGTAGAACTCGCGCAGCTGGACGGCCATGATCTCCTGCAGCATCGTGAACTGGAACACGTCGTTCGTGAAGCCGAGGATGACGTCGTTCGAGCGCATGTTGACGATCAGGTGCAGCGCGTCCTCGCGGATGAACCACTGCAGCGTCAGCGTGCACGGCACGTCCTTGTTGCCAGGGTGGCGGTCAGCCGGCAGGTGAATGTTCATGATCGCCTGGCGGCTGTCGGGGTCGGCGCGCAGGATGGTCTGCACCTTCTCCCACTGCGAGATCATGCCGATGTCCTCGTTGTCGCCGTAGCAGAGCGAGGGCTCGTGGTGGCCGAAGAGGCGGTGACCGTAGTTGGAGTTCACGTCACCGGTGTTGTAGGTCGCGTAGCCGCCGGAGTTGCGAATGCCGTCCCAGAACTTGGCGTACGGCAGGATGCCAGCTGGGTTGGGTGAACCCGACAGGTACCAGCAGAGCTCACCGAGGAGGTACTTCAGGCTGGTCTTGCGGTCCGGAAAGAGGATGATGCGGTTGCGCGGGTTCCGCAGGGTGATGTTGTAGTTCAGCAGCTCGCGGGTGGTGGTGCCGCGAGGGTGGGCAACCAGGCCGTGCTCCATGAGCTGGGCAAGGCAGGTGCGAAAGTCGTTGTTCAGGTTGCCGGTTTGCACGTGTTCCATGAGTTCTCCTTAGCTTGATCATTGTAGCACATGAAGGCCTCCACCGCAAAAGAAAGTGGGGACGCAAGGTCCCCACCAAACGGGTCCTTAGGAGACAGACACCGTGCAACTGAGGTTTCATTGTAAGCCGACCCCAGGCGTCCTCAACCTCATAAATAGGTTGCACGTACACCTGTCACAGGACCACCCTACATGAGCAAGAACCTCTTCGGCGGCGCCGTCATCAACTCAGGTCCGACCCTGCCAGCAGTCGGAACGGTGTCTGAGGGCTCCCTCTTTATGAAGACCGGTGCTTCGGCCGGTCTCTACTTCTACGGCTTCGTACCAGACGCCAACTCAGGTCTCCTTGGCAACCAAGGTTCACTCGGTTGGACGCAGGTCGCCGATACCTCAGGCTTCGTCCCGTACGTCCTGAAGACCGGTGACACGATGACCGGCAACCTGACGGTCAACTACGCTGGCCCCAACCCGTACGTCGCGGTTTCCAACGGCAGCCTGACCGGCTACATGCAGATCTCAGGTGGCGTGTTCAACCTTGCCACCACACCTGCAACCAACATTGGCCTCGGTGCGGCTGTCGTCATCACCCCAACCGGCATCACGGTCAGCGGCAACGACGTCTGGCACGCCGGCAACGATGGCTCGGGTTCAGGCCTCGATGCCGACCTGCTTGACGGCAGCAACAGCACGTTCTTCACCAACGCCTCCAACATGGCCAGCGGCACGCTTGCCGTTACGCGCGGCGGCACTGGACAGGGCGCGGCCCTCAACGCCGGCGGCATCATCTACGGTGCCTCGACCACCTCGATGGGCGTCACCGCTACCGGCTCCTCGTCGCAGGTCCTGCTCTCGGGCGGTGCTGGTGCACCGACCTGGGCCAACCAGTCGTCGCTGTCCGTCGGCTTTGCAACCAACGCCAACAGCGCCAACACGGCAACCACCGCCGCATCGGCCACGACCGCCAGCTCGGCAACCACCGCCAGCTCGCTGAGCCCAGGTGCCACGATCGCTCTGTCGGGTGCGGCAACTGGCACCGCTACGCTCTTCACCGGCGGCAGCGCCATCTCCATTCCAGTTACCGGCCTCAACGCTTCGAACCTCGACGCCGGCGTGGTTCCAGACCTTCGCCTCAGTGGTTCGTACACCAACATCGTCGACATCATCACGAGCGGTAGCATGCAGGTCGGTGACGGCGCAGGTGACTACCTCAAGGTCAATGGCATTCAGCTCAACTGGACGTCATCGCTGATCCAGACCACTGGCTCAATGTCAGCTTCTGGCAACGTTGTTGCTACCGGCTTGGGATCTGCCGTCATCGCCCAGAACGGTTACGTTCAGGCTGGTGATGCAGCAGCTGCGACCGGCTACATCCGCATGCAGTCGTCTGGTTCAGGCAACTCGGGCTACCTCGAGTTCTGGCCAGGCAACGACGTGCGCGCTGGCTACATCGGCAACACAGGTGCAGTTGGTTCCACCGACACCGGCGTGATCAACTACGTCGCTGCAACGCACGCCTTCACCGGCAACCTCACGACGACTGGCAGCATCACCGCTCAGGGCAACGTGACTGCCTTCTCGGACGAGCGCCTCAAGACTGAGATCGCCCTCATCCTCGATCCAGTCAACAAGGTCAAGCAGCTGCGCGGCGTCAACTTCACTCGCAAGAGCGACGGTGCTCGTGGTACGGGTCTGATTGCACAGGACGTGCAGAAGGTCCTGCCTGAGGCGGTTGAGACCAACCGCGACGGCTTCATGAGCGTTGCCTACGGCAACCTGGTCGGCCTGCTTGTTGAGGCCATCAAGGACCAGCAGGAAGAAATCGACGAGCTGCGCGCTGCTGTTCGCAGCCTGCTCAACCGTACTGCTTGAGCTCGTCTGGAACGTCGAGGCCGTTCTTCTTGAAGTCGGCCACGGCGTCCTTGAAGATCTCAGCGGCGTCTGAGCGCTTCGCGATCAGCTTGATCACCTGCTCAGCTGACATGATGTCCTTGGCCTTCTTGCCAGGGAACATGTAGGCAGCGGCCAGGTCCGGATCCAGGATCGGATCCGCCTCCTTCGAGAACGTCTTCTTGATGCCGATGCGCTTCAGCTCGGCCTCAATCTCGTCAGGCGTGGCGTTCGTCATCGCTGCCAGGCGGCCCTTGCCGTCCTTGCGCATCGCTGCCATGCGGAACGTGCGCTTCAGGCCGCGGTCCATCGTAAAGCCGCGGCGGACGCGGATGACCTCCTTGCCGCCGTCGTCGGTGATCACGAAGTCCTTGTTCTTCTCGAACACGCGCTTCATGAGGTTCACGAGCAGCAGGTTGCGGATGGCGCCCTTGTACTTGGATGTCGGCTCGGAGTGGAAGCCGAACTTGGCCCACTTGACGTCAGGCACCAGCATGAGGTCCACCTGCACGCGCTTGTCGCCGACTGCCGGCACCGCGAAGGAGTAGACACCCTCGCCAGTCCGCTTGACGGTGTCCATCTGGCAGGCCTTCTTCATCTTCTCGACCATCGGCTCGATGGCGTCGTCATCCAGCTCGATGGCGATGTCGATGTCGCCGCTGTCCTTCTTGGTACCCGCCAGCGTTTGGGCAGTCGAGCCAAGGAGGTTGTCCTGCAGCGTCTTCAGCGGCAGGCCGGTGTGCTTTGCGACGAACTTGAGAGCCGCCTCGATATCGGCCTTGGTGGCGCGCTCTGTGTTGTACTTGGCGGTGGCAGCGCCACCCTCAGCGAGGAATTCCTTGAACGTGATCATACTTCCACCTTGTACTTGCTCTTCAGGATGCGCAGCACCTTACCGTGAATGAACTCTTCAAACTCGTGACGAGCTGAACCAAAGTCATCCAGCTGGTCTTCCCAGCGCGACCAAATGCGGTCCCATGCCCAGTGACCCAGGTCCTGCGCATCCTTCTCGCCCTGCAGCCAAGCGCGACCCTCTTCAGCCTGCGCCTGCGACATGTCAAACTCCTTGCGCAGGGCCATCTCGATGGCGGTGTCGTGCAGCGGGTCTGAGCTCTCTGCCAGCTTGATGTCATCTGCCAGCATCATCTTGGCGAGGTAGAAGCGAACTACGTCGTCCTGCATCTGTCCACCAAGCAGCGCGTCAAAGTCCTTGGTCTCATGCATTCCAGTGCGGGCAAGAGCGATCATCTTCTTCCAGACCTGATCGGGCAGCCAGTTGTCCTTTTGGCGCAGCCAGTTGAGGGCCTCCTCGGCATCCTCCTGGTCGACCTTCAGGTGGTGGCGCAGCCACATCTCGGCGACGGTGCGGTCAAGGGGATCCTGGTCCTCGAGGAACTGCTTGAAGGTCTTCATACGTCGATGCCGTCTGCCCTCATTAGCTGGTGTAGGTGATCAAAGACCCACTGATTTGGATCACCAGTGTCGCCCTTTGCGATGCCATACGGAATTTCGCCGTTGTTGACAAACACGTTGTAGATCTTGTCGTACGGTCCGTTGAACGACAGGTGCTCATCGTCGCCGGTAATGATCCATTCAGCGATCTCACGGCACTCTTCCTTGGTGAGCTCCTTGAAGTGCGTACGCAGCCACATCTCTGCAGCAAGAGACACCAGCGGATCCTCAGCCAGGAACTGTTTGAACGACATCATGGCTGCTATTTACGGGCAAGCGGACGCCTCCCGTAAATATGACATCTGACCGAGGGATCAACCCATGCGCATCGACGGTATTCAGCTCGTACAGGGCGCCACCATCTCCAACCTTGTTGTAGCTTCAGGAACAAGCTTCCCGAGCAGCCCAGACGCGGGCGAGGTCTTCTACCGCTCCGACAGCGCCACAACGGTTCGTGGCCTGTACGTCTACATCGGCGGAACCTGGGAGCGGATCGCCTCAGCTGACAGCGTCACCGTGCCGTCGGGAACCTCCTTCCCAGTTTCGGCCAACCCTGGCGACCTGTTCTACAAGAACTCCAACGATGGCGCTGAGGGCCTGTACGCCTACAACGACAGCACATGGGTTGCTGTTTCGGCCAGCGGTACCTCGTACACCATCACCGGCGACGTCACCGGCACCATCGACGGTGGCACTGACGTGCTCACCCTGGCCACAGTCAACGCATCCACCGGCTCGTTTGGCAACAACTCGTCGTACGTTGCGCTGACTGTCAACGGCAAGGGCCTGGTCACCTCTGTTACGACCGGCCAGATCAACATCGACGCTGCCCAGGTCACGAGCGGTACCTTCAGCGACGCGCGCATCGCTCAGTCGAACGTCACCCAGCACCAGGCTGCACTTGCACTTGCTGCTAGCCAGGTCACGAGTGGCACCCTTGCTGATGCCCGCATCGCCCAGTCCAACGTCACCCAGCACCAGGCTGCGCTAACTATCACTGAGAGCCAGATCACCGACGGCACTCTGCTCGCGCGTGTGGGTGGCAATGAGACCATCACCGGCAGCTGGACGTTCAACAACCCGGTCGTCAGCGCCGAACCATCTTCATCGTCGCACCTGACCACCAAGAACTACGTCGACAACGCCCTCGCCGGCCTGTCATGGAAGAAGTCAGTCAAGGCCGCAACTGTTTCCAACATCACGCTGTCTGGTGCGCAGACGATCGACGGCGTGTCATGCGTTGCTGGTGACCGCGTGCTGGTAAAGAACCAGACCACTCAGGCCGAGAACGGCATCTGGGTTGTCGCCTCTGGCACCTGGACCCGCGCTACCGACTTCGACGCCACCTCACCCATCGATGAGGTCAACAGCGCGGCGGTGTTCGTGCAGCAGGGCTCAACGCAGTCGGATACTGGCTGGACGCAAACGGCACCTGTCACCACGGTTGGTACCGACGCCATGGTGTTCGTTCAGTTCTCAGCCTCCGGCGCCTACACCGCAGGCGCCGGTCTGTCGCTCTCCGGCAACGCGTTCAACGTTGGCACCGCCTCGACCTCGCGCATCGTGGTGAACGTTGATGACATCGACCTCGCCACCGTCACTGATGCCGGCACTGGCTCCTTCCTGAAGTTCACGCGCGATGCCTACGGCCGCGTTTCAGGCACCACTGCCGTCACGACAGCCGACATCACCGCCCTCGCTGATGCCACCTACGTGAACGTCACCGGCGACACGATGACTGGCGCGCTGACGCTGAACTACAACGCCGCCGCCCTTACCGTACAGAGCGCAAACGCCACCGGCGCCGCGCTTGTCCTCAAGGACAGCGGCACCACGAACAACCTGATCATCGGCTCGGCTGGCCAGAGCATGTACTTCCAGGCAGGCGGTGCTGAGCGCATGCGGCTAGATGGTTCAGGCAACCTCGGCATCGGTGCTACTTCTTCAGGAAACAAGCTGGAGGTAATTGGCACGATCCAAAGTCGCAACGCGGCAGGTGATACTGGTGGTCTTCGCCTGTGGTCAGATGTTTCTGGCAATGGCAACATCTTCGAGTACTTCAGCGCTGCTCTTATTTTCGGTACCAACAACACCGAAAAAATGCGGCTCGACAGCAGCGGTAATCTGCTGGTGGCACGCTCTTCATCTTCTGGACTGGGTGTTCTCCAAGTCAATGGCTCAGTAGACATTTCAAAATCCTCGAGTTCAGTTCAAACGATCGTTCGTGCTGTAACAGCTGGATATGAAGCTGATCTGAGTCTGTGTGGTAATGCTAACGCCACGGGTTCATCAGATTTTCTGCTGCGACAGGCGGCAGACGGCTCCGCCTACGTTTGGAACCGTGCCAACCTACCGATGTACTTTGGTACGAATAGCATCGAGCGCATGTGCCTCGACACAGCTGGCCGCCTGTTGGTTGGCAAGACCTCGTCGCCATCCAACTTTAAGGTCGACATCGACCATGACGGTTCGTCCAACAACGGCGTGTTCATCAATGACACGAATGCATCTGCCGGCTCGCCAACCAGCCTGCAGATTGTCGCTCGTGCAAATGATACCGTCACTGCCATCTCTCTGCAGTCTGCAGCTGCTTCACGCTTCGTCGTGCTTCGGAACGGCAACGTTCAAAACGCGAACAACTCGTACGGCGCAATCTCTGACCAGCGGCTGAAGCAAGACATCGTTGATGCTGGCTCACAGTGGGATGACGTCAAGGCGGTGCGTGTTCGTAAGTTCCACTTCAAGAACGACCCAACTGGCCCGCTGCAGCTCGGCGTGGTGGCCCAGGAGCTGCAAACCACGTCGCCAGGGCTGGTGACGGAAGCCCCTGATGAAGACAAGACACTTTCTGTGCAGTACTCGGTGCTGTACATGAAGGCAGTCAAGGCTCTGCAGGAAGCTATGGAGCGCATTGAGGCACTTGAGAAGCGAGTAGCTGCCCTCGAAGCCAAATAACAACTGAACGCCAAGGTCATGCTGCTGCAGGAAAAACTGGCTCGCTACGAGTAAACCATGCCGATTCCAACAACCAACGTTCTGTTCAGTGACATTCAGACGGAGTTTGGTGGTGCAAACCCCGTCTCCGTGTCTGAGTACGTGAAGGGTGGAGCCTACGTTCCGTCCAACCAAACCACGTCAGCAACTGATGGAGTAGCGATTCCAACGTCGACTGCTTCTGAGATCCGAATCGGAATGTTCCGTGGGCTGACGAAGACGGTGTCCGGTGCGTATAACACAGCTGCATATGGCGGGCTTCGCTCGGTGCCAGGAACCAGCTCGTCCACTGCCTACGCCACGCTTGCTACAGATGGCAGCATTTCATCTAACACTGACGCAGGTGCAGGATCTTGGTGGTCACCCACAACGGCCAGCATCGGAACAGGCAAGTATGTGCGCTTCTCAGTTACCGGCGGCACGCCTTTTACCAGCCCAGCCATGACCGCAGGCACGTGGTATCAGCTAAATGCCTCTCGTAGCTTCGGCGTCACGAGAAGCGGTACCGGTGTCAGCACGCGGGTGTTCACCCTGGAGTTCTCCAACGACGCCTCAACGGTTGTAGCTACCAAGACGCTGACGATCAGAATGGAGACTGGAAACATCGTCTAAGGGTTAAATAGGCCAGCCTCCATAGGGACATCCCATGCTGATTGACCGCCCTCAGATTACCGAGACCTCCAAGATCGTCAATGTGTCGATTGACTCCGGCACATCTGACCCGTCAAATCCAGACGTCGGCGAGCTGTTCTATCGCACCGATTTGGATGCGCTTCGCATCTTCACAGGTGCAAGCGCCTGGTTCTCCATGAAGCCGCTCGATGCAAGCGGCAACATCGATCTGGGATCGGGTGACGTCACCGCTGACGTCATCACCGCCACTGGCCAGTTCACTGGCTCTGGCACTGGTCTGACTGGAACTGCCAGCTCGCTGAACATTGGTGGCAACGCAGCCACCGCAACTGTTCTTCAGACGGCGCGTACCATCGCTATCTCAGGTGGAGCAACAGGCACGGCGACTTCGTTCAACGGCTCGGCCAACATCACGATCCCAGTCACCGACCTCAATGCCACCAACCTGACGGCTGGCACGGTTCCTGCAGCTCGGCTGTCTGGCACCTACACGATCACTGTGGCAGGCAACGCCTCTACTGCGACGACCCTTCAGGCCGCGCGCACGATCGGCCTGTCAGGTGTGACCGCGACTGCGCAGTCATTTGACGGTTCGGCCAACATCACCATTCCGGTTACGGACGTTCCTGCATCCCTCCTGTCAGGTACGATCGCGGCTGCTCGCCTGAGCGGCACCTATGCCATCAACATCTCTGGTTCAGCGGCAACTCTGACCACTCCGCGCACCATCAACGGCGTCGCCTTCGACGGCTCGGCAAACATCACCGTCACGGCCGCAGCTGGAACGCTGACTGGCACCACGCTGAACCCAACCGTCACCGCGTCCTCACTGACGTCGGTCGGCACGCTCTCGTCGCTGGTGGTCGGTGGTGCAGCGCAGTTCAACAGCACCGTTCTGCTGTCAGCTGACCCAACCCTCGCGCTGCAGGCAGCAACCAAGCAGTACGTTGACAACGTCGTGGCCAACGGCGTGTCGTGGAAGCAGGCAGTTCGTGCCGCCACTACGGCCAACATCACTCTTTCGGGCGCGCAGACTGTCGATGGAGTGGCGCTGAACGTCGGTGACCGCGTCCTTGTCAAGAACCAGACGCCAGATGCCGATGCTGGTGCCTTCCTTGGTCGCACGCGCAACGCCGCCAACGGCATCTACAACGTTGCCTCAGGAGCCTGGACCCGCGTTGCTGATGCTGACAGCGCAACTGAACTGCCATCGGCGGCTGTGTTCGTGTCTGAAGGCACGACGCAGGCCGACATCGCCTATGTCCAGATCGTCGACAGCGTCACGGTCAACTCAACACCGCTGGCCTTCGTGCAGTTCTCCACCGCAGGTGGTGGCGTTGCTGGTAACGGTATCACGATCGCTGGCACCACCATCTCGGTGAATGCCGACACGGTCAATGACTTCACGTTCTCCCCACCGCAGCTGCAGCTCAAGCAGGTAGCCGGCAACATCGGTACGTTCGGTAGCTCGGCCTCGGTACCAACTGTCACGGTTGACAGCAAGGGCCGCGTCACTGCAGCCGCGTCGGCAATCGGCATCACGTCAGCCAACACGGCCTCTACCGTTGTCTCGCGTGACGCCTCGGGCAACTTTATCGCTGGTACCATCACGGCCTCGCTTACTGGTGCTGCTTCGCTGAACGTGCTCAAGGCCGGTGACACGATGACTGGTGCCCTCGTGGTCAATAGCGGTGCTTCGTTGCCGCTGTCGCTGCGCACATCAAGTTCTGGGCCATGGGCAATCGAGCTGCTTCGCACCGATACTTCCTTCAGCTCGAAGGCATATAATAATGGAACGCAGTGGCACTTCGAGCACCGCCCTTCGTTTGCTGGCAACACGCCGCTTGACAGCGCCAACTACAACACCTATGTGCCAACGCTCACCGGCACCGGTGCCTCTGGCACGTGGGCCATCAGCATCAGCGGCAATGCAGCGACAGCCACCCTTGCCAACAACACGAGCAGCATTTCCTCTGCGGTTGGTGGCAGCTACACCTGGACTGGCACCCAGAACTTCCTATCTGGCAACTCAGTCGGCGTTGCTACTCAGGCAGGCACCCTGGTTGCCTTCGGCAATTCCGCTGGCACCAATGCCGCAGTCATGTCGTTCCACCGGCCTGGTGCCTACGCCATCAACATGGGCCTGGACACCGACAACGTGTTCCGCATCGGCGGTTGGTCTGATGGCCTCAACGTCTACCGCGCTCAGTTCTATGCCAGCGGCTCGCTTCGCATCACTGGCGCGCTGTACCCAAGCAACGGCAGCGCCTACATGCAGACGTCTACCGGCACCTACGGAACAATGGAGTTCGGTGGCCAGTCAAACAACGGCTACTTTGGTCTCTACTACCCAGGTTCTGCCAGCACGTACGGCGGAATGTTCGACACCTCTGGCAACGGCGGTGACTACGACACTTCGACTGGCTGGCACTTCTACTGGAACCGCGCCAACGTCTGTCTTGGCATCGGTGGTTCAACCACCGCGGCTGGCTACGCCGCCTACACGAACGGCAACCACTACGTCGCTGGAAGCCTGTACGCCACAGGTGACGTAACCGCGTTCTCCGACCGCCGCATCAAGACGGACATCGAGCCGATCTACAACGCGCTCGCGAAGGTTGAAGGCCTGCGCGGTGTCTCCTACAGGCGCGTAGATACAGGAGACTACCAGATCGGCTTCATCGCCCAGGAAGTGGAAGAGGTCGTACCAGAGGTGGTGAAGACGGATCACGACGGCATGAAGGGCGTGACCTACGGTAACATGGTCGCGCTGCTTGTAGAAGCTGTCAAGGAACTCAAGGCCGAGGTGAACGCGCTGAAGGCCCAACTGGCTGCTAAGGACGCCGAATGACGACGCCAACAACCAACCTAGGAATGAGCCACATCCAGTCGGAGTTCGGTGGGGCCAACCCTGCTGCTCTGTCTGAGTACTACCGCGGTGGCGGTACTGGCTACGTGCCCTCGACGCAGGCGACATCTGTGACAGATGGTACCGCCATCAGCACCAGCGGGTTGATCCGCATGGGCATGTTCCGTGGTCTGACAAAGGCGATCAGCGTGTCGCTGACCATCTCTGGTACATCAGGCACGGTTGGCACTGATGGCACAGTCTCTGCTGTTGACTACAACATCCGCACCCGCGCAGTTGCGGTATCTGGTTCATCCTCTGCACCTTTGCTGGTAACGCTGACCATCAACTCAGGCGTCTATGTCGTGGCCTCATCAACGGCTACCTACGCGCTTGATACCGATACTGGTTGGCCCGCTGGTTCAACGATCAGCATCGTCAACAATGGGTTGATCACCGGCAAGGGCGGCGCAGGAGGCGCAGGCGCAAAGATTACTGGTCCAGGAAACGGCGGTGCCAATAACGCCACTACGTGGAACGCTAACGGCGGTGTTGCCCCTGTTGTAGGATCTGCTGGTGGTACTGCCTTCCGTGCCCAATACGCAACATCATTCACCAACAACGGCACTATTGGTGGTGGTGGTGGTGGCGGTGGTGGCAGCGGTGCAGAAAAGAACAACACCGACGGTAAGGGAACAATCTACGGTTTCGGTGGAGCTGGTGGCGGTGGCGGCCGAGGCGGCAACCCGGGTGGTGCTGCTGGTGCCCAAGGTACCTGCGCTGGCTGCTCAAGCAACACGAGCCCTGGGCTTGCATCAGCAGGTTCTCTCACTGCTCCAGGCGTTCCAGGAACTCGCGCTGTTATCGGTAGCGTTGGATCCGGGGGTGGCTACCAATTTGACGGTGACGGTGGATTTAACGGTGGCACTGGCGCAAACACGGGTATTGGTGGAGCTCTTGGCACTGCAGGCTTCAAGGGCGGTAACCCAGCGGCATCTAGTGGTCAGTACTACACTGGAGGCTACATCTTTGGCGTCGCTGGCGGCGCTGGAGGTGCCGCCACATCGGGTGCGCCTACCTATGTGACTTGGGCGGTTACAGGCACTCGTCTTGGCACCATCGGCTGACGCGTAAATAGGTCTCAAAGACTAGGAAGATCAGATGTCAGTACCTACCGGACCAGCCAGCCTGCTCGACATTCAGAACGAGTTTGGTGGCTCAGCGCCAATCGGCCTCAACGAGTACTACGCGGGTGGTGGCTACGTTGGCAATCCTCCTCCGACCAGCGTTCAGCAGATCGGCGCTATTCCAACAAGCGGCACGATCACCATTGGCAACTTCCTCGGCGTCTCAGCGCAGTTCATCTTCAACGACGTCGTAGCCGTTGATACTGCCAACTACAACCTTCGCAACCGCGCTATCGCTGCCGGCTGGGACGGCGTGAAGCGCCTCGTTGCCAGCGTGACCATCAATGGTGGCGTGTACGTGTACAGCACGTCGCCTTCAGTTCCTGCCTTTGAACTTGGAACTCCAACACCTCCTGACCCCACCTCAACGATCGACATCCAGAACTACGGCACCATTGAGGGTGCCGGTGGTGCCGGTGGAACTGGTGGCTCGGTGAGCGGCGCAACCCTCACAAACGGCACCAACGGTGGTGCCGGTGGCATCGGCATCAGCCTGAACTACAACGTCACCATGCGCAACTTCGGCATCATTGGTGGCGGGGGTGGTGGTGGCGGTGGCGGTGGCGCAACCCGCCACGACCCAACTGGTAAGATGACTGACTTCATCGGCGCCTCTGGCGGTGGCGGTGGCGGTGGTCGGGCAGGCGGTGCAGGCGGTGCAGCAGGTACATCGACTGGCAACACGACAAACGGTGTGGCTTCGGCTGGCAGCGCAGGAACTCTTGCAGCAGCAGGTGCTGGTGGCGCGCGCTTCGTCATTGGAAGCCAGATTGGTTCTGGTCCAGGTGGCAACGGCGGTGACCTTGGACAGAACGGCAAGGACGGCCTGTATGGCGACCTGCTCTACGCCAATGGCGGCTACAGCGCCCCAGGCACCGGCGGTCTTGCAGGCCTTGCCATCTCGGGCGGCAACTACATCTCGTGGTACTACCACGGCACGCTCGTTGGCTCAGTTGACAGCTTTGGCATCTACGTACTTGGTACCGACTACACGTCGAACATGGGCACCCGCAAGAACTACGTGCAGGGCACTCCGCTGAACGGTGCCTGGACTGGTGCTCTTGGTTCGCCGTGGTACTGGAATGTCAAGAACGCTGGCATCACGAACGTGCCAGGGGCAAGCATCACCTTCTCCACCATTCTGACTAACAACACAGGCGTCAGCTTCAACGCGCACCTGTACGGCGCAGTCGATGACTCGCTAGTCAGCATGACGCTGAACGGTGTAGGTGTTGCTCCTGGTACCGCGATGGGCTACCCGACAGTCTACTCCACCAACAACTTCGTGCTGCCACAGGGAATGAGCGTGCTGACCGTCGTGCTCAACAACGCTTCTTTTTCCTCAGCTGGTTTCAATCTACGCGTCCGCCGCACAAGCGACAACCTGGTCATCGGTGGTCCAACAGGCTGGTTCTACTGATAGATACTCCTGAAGCAGGAGGACATCATGTACGAATACACCTGGCAGATTGAGAACGTTGACCCGTCTACGGGCACGATGGTCGTGATTTACGAACACGAGGGCGTTCAGGCTCGCTACAACATCCACATTCCACCGACAGATGTTGACGTAGGTCAATGGGTTGACAACTACGCCCCAAAGGCCGCATGGGAGCTGATGAAGAACCCCATCAACACCGATCACGTCAAGATTGGCCAGAGCGGCACCAACGCCTGGGAACCGCCAAAGGAAGAGCCAGCCTTGAGCGAGACGCCTAACATCAATGGCGCGTGGAACGAGGAGTACCTTCGCGCCATGATCTACAGCGTCCTTGAGGAGATCAAGGAAAGCCAGGTGTAAGATGCGCGAGACCCTTCACTGCTCCAATGGGCAGGACGAAACGCGGGTTACCCGCGCATTCGGCTGGGTCGTAACGTTTCGCGACTT